ATGTTTGAAGAGTTCAAGGAAACATTAAGAAGGGTTTTACTGGCAAAGTATAGCATCGGCTTTATAGACGGATACGAAACCGGGAAGGCTGACGGATATACGGAAGGATATACAGACGGAACAAAAGCGGGCGGTTTTACCGACGGGTACAGAGCTGGTAAGACTGATGGATACCGGGAAGGGCATGAAGGCGGAATAAAAGCGGGTGGCTTTGTTGACGGATACGAAACTGGGTACGAAGTCGGATACAAAGAAGGAAGCGAAGACGAAAGAAAAGGGATAAGACGGTTAAGCCCAGGAGAAAAAATAGGGGAACAGTAGAAAGGAGATACAGCAATGGGAAAGATTGGCATAGGCGACAGACTTAACGCCAACAGCAAGAAAAATATTATTTTTGCAAAGGACTACAGAAAGGTACGCTTAGACCCGCGTACATTGATTCCGTCGGAGCATAACAAGTATAGCCAGGACAATATAGAAGAACTGGCGGACAATATGCTTTTAGTCGGACAGCTACAGGAAATCATAGTAGGGCGTGTAGACGGGCAAGACAGAATAATAGTAGGACATAGACGTACAGCGGCAGCAGTCCTTAATATCGAGCGCGGACACGATGAATTTAAGCTTGTGGACTGTAAGATAAAGGAAATGAGCGAAAGCCTGTTTATGCTGACACTGCATAGTGCAAATATCTTTAACCGACAGCTTAGCGACTGGGAATTAACGAACGGCGTAGCTGAGTTTACAAAGTACCTGGTAAAAGCCAGGGAATCCGGGGAACTGACTATAGAGGGAAAAATGAGAGACTATATAGCGAATGTTACCGGGAAGTCTACAGGTAAAATAAATCAGATCAACAGTATCAATAACAATTTGTGCGAAGAAGGAAAGGAAGCATTTAAAGACGGAAAAATAAACTTTTCTACGGCTTACGAAACGTCCAGGCTGCCGGAAACAAAGCAGCATGAAGTTATTGAAAACGGGGAGCTGCTAAGTAAAGATGTTCGGGAAATGGTAAAGGAAGAGAAAGAGAAGAAGGAAGCAGAAAAGAAGCCGGGCGACGATTACGAGCCAGCACACCCGGAAAGCATTACGAGTCTATGCTATTCTTGCCAATACTACAGTGAGTGCAACGTAAAAACGGGAACTTGCGAAAAGTGCGATAAGTACACAAATAAGGCAGAAGCAGAGAAAACAGAGGAACAGCGGTACGATGAAGAACAAGCAGCAATAGATCGGGATACAAAAGCGAAGCTACGGCAGCAGTCCGATGATAAGAAAATGGAGACACTACCGAGCGAAGCGGCGGCAGCAGAACCAAAGACGCACATTATACGGCTTGCGACCATGTACTTTGATGATGTGGCAAGCGGTAAGAAAAGCTTTGAACTTCGGAAGAATGACCGGGGATACAAGGAAGGCGACGTATTAGAGCTTATGGAGTTCAAAGACGGACGCAATACAGGAAGAGAGATAAAAGCGGATATTATCTATATGCTGGAAGATTACAGCGGCTTAGAAGAAGGCTGGTGTATCCTGGGAATAAAAGTAAGACCCGAAGAAAAAAAGGAAGCTGACTTACCGGGATAAATGAATATAGAGGAATACTTAGGCAAAGAAGAAAAATAAAAGGTGTCAGAATCTGACACGGAAAGGGAATAACAATGTGGTGCGGAAAGTACAAAAACATAACAACACTTGTAACAGAATGTAAAAGAAAAGGCTGTATTATGTGCGAGTATTGCGAGCCGGAAGACGGAGAGGAAGAGGACTATGATTACTAAAGGACAAAGAGTAAAAGTGATATGCAGCGAAGCCAGGCTTAAGGAAGTAGGCGTAAGACAGAAACATATTAAGCATATCCTGGGAAAGATAGGTACAGTAAAGGAAATACGGAAGCTACCGAACACGGACGATATGTACGCCTACTTTGTACACTTCCGTTATGTGAATCTGAAAGCAGCGCCAGGGAATAAGAAGCCTTACTATGCTATGCTGGACGATATGATAGAACCTATTAACCTAGAAGTAGTAGGAGAAAAGAAAGAATGATAGTATACGGTAGAAGCAACGGGAAGGCGTTACGAAGCGCGCTTAACAGCGTGACGGAAGTACGGAACGGTTACATATATGCAGCGGCTACAGGAGAGCGCATAGCGAAGATAGGCAATACAATAATGATGAGCCTACAGGAAGCGTTATTGATAATGCGGGCAAGCTTCGGAAACAAGAAAGCAAAGAAGGAATTAAGACAGCGGGAAATACGAGACAGACAAAAGCAGATCATACGAAGCCGAAGGCGGCAGCAGTTGTTACGTGAGAACCAGGACAAGAGCGATAACTGGAAGCGCATACATGGACTGCCAACGACCAGGAAAAAGCGTGGAAAAACTCAGCAAACTATAGAGAAAACATAACAAAAAAGAATTGAAACTAAAGAAACTTTATGATAATCTATAGATACAAACGCAAGAAGAATTAGGTAAAGGAAAGCACCCTTTGCCTGGTTCTTCTTTTTTTTGTTTGTCTAAACCTCCCAAGTGCCGCATGAAATCCAGGGCGGCACTATGAAAGAAGAAAGATAGATGCTTAAGAAGTTATGCAGTTACCCGGGCTGCCACAAGGTAGTAGAAGCTGGGGTTAAGTATTGTGACAGGCACAAGGACACAGACAGAGAGAAGTACAGAGAATACAAGCGTAAGCGTATGGAGAACGAAGAGGAAGCCCGGCGGCAGCAGTTCTATAATAGCAAAGCCTGGGAAGGGTTCAGAGCCAACCAGGAAGCGGCGCAACTTGGCGTAGATATATTTGAATACTACACAACGGGAATAGTGATAACAGCGGAGCAGTACCACCACATAGAAGAGGTTACGGAAGCATGGCATAGACGACTTGATAGAGACAATGTAATAGGGCTGAGCGAAGCGAACCACAGGCGCATACATAAAGAATATGACCGCGGATACATGGCAAAAAAGAAGATGCAGCGAACGCTTTACGATATGCTACAGCGCTTCCGGCGCGAGTTCGGAGACAACGGGGGGATATAAAAACTTTTTATTTCTTTTTAAAAGTCCCGAGTTCAAGTTGATTTGAAAAAAAACGCCGATTTTTTGTATAGGGGGGGGTCTGAGAAGGTGGCAGTATGGCGAATGAAGAAAAAAAGACAGAAAAAAACAAGCCGAAACCTTGCCCGAAGTGGTTAAGTGCGGCGGCTAAAAAAGAGTGGCGAAGGATTGCGAAAATCTTCGCGGAAGAAGAAAAAGAATTTACGGACAAAGACCTTAAAGCCCTAGAAGCTTACTGTACGAACTATGCAAAGTGGCAGAAGTGCGAACAGATCATAGACGAAAAAGGTTACAGTATGGAAGTGGGCGATAATGGTTACGAACAGCAAAGACCAGAAGTAAGCATAGCAAATAAAGCACAGACGGAAATGAGAGCCTGGGCGAAAGAATTAGGATTAACGCCAGCGGCGCGGCAGAGAATGAAGGCAGAGAGCGCACAAGGCGACGGCGGCATAGACGCGGAGCTGGACGGAATGATAGCACATGATTAACACGGAACTGCTTTTAGCTGCCTGGTTGGAGAAGTTACAAAAGAAGTGGGATACGGAAGAATACTACTACGATGTAGAGGAAGCAAAGAAAGTATTTAAGTTCGTGTCGAAGTTGACCAATGATAGAGGAGCAAGCCGAAACTTTGATTTATTAGAATTTCAGTTTGAAATAATAACAGAAATCCTATGCGTAAAGAGAAGGAGCGACGGCAAGCGGAAACATAGAGAAGCACATATAAATATACCGCGAAAAAATGGTAAGTCATTCCTGGCGGCGATTATAGTAGTATATCTCTTTTTCTGTCAACGGCATATCTTCGGCGCGCTTTTTATTTTAACGGCAAATACAACCAAACAGGCGGGCGAGCTGTACGGAACGGTAGAACATTTCATAAAAGCAAATAAGACGCTACGCCGCTACTGCAAGATTACAAGCAGTACGAAAACCATTATACGGAAAGATAACGGTAATAAGCTTATGGTACTGTCGTCAGATGCAGACAACGCCGACAGCTTTAACGATTATGTAGCCGTCCTGGACGAGATACACCAGGCGAAAAACGACGAAATGTACGGAAAGCTGAGAACGGGACAAGGAGCATGGGACGAGCCGTTAATAATGACAATTACAACGGCTTCCAGCGGAGAAGACCCGGCAAACCCGGAAATGCAGCTTTATACTATGGCAAAGAAAATAGAAGCCGGGGAAGTGAACGACCCGAGCTTTTACTATAGGATTTACGAAGCTGATAAAGATTGTAATGTTGAGGACGAAACACAATGGTATAAATCGAACCCGGCATTAGGAGTATTTAGGAAGCTGGAAGACCTGGCGAACTATGCGAAGCGTATACGGCTTATGCCTTTACAGGAAAATATGTTTAGGCGTATGTTCCTAAACCAGCACGTAGCGTTAGACCATGAAAAAGGCGCTATAAATATGGACTTATGGGACTTGTGTACGAAAAAGGTAGACACGAAAGACTTAGAAGGCTGGAAGTGCTGGGGCGGACTGGATTTATCAAGTAAAAATGATATTACGGGCTTTGTCCTGGTGTTTTATGAAGAGACAACCGGGCGATTTATCGTAGTGCCGTACCTGTATACGCCGAAAGAAACGGTAGCTTACAGGCAGCATAAGGACAATAACCCTTATGAGTACTGGATAAAAAAAGGCGATTTGATAGCTTTAGACGGAAAATATGTAAATTTTGAACGCTTCTTAGACCATGCGGTAGAACTGGACGAAAAATACAGGATAGAACAGATAGGCTTCGACCAGTGGGGAAGTACAACAATCATAAACCGATTAGAAGACCGCTGGGACGTTATCCCAATAGGACAGGGAACTAAGACTATGACACAGGTTATTAACGATTTTGAGAACCTATTAGTAGACGAAAGGCTGGTTATTGCAGAAAATGAGTGCTTCCGATTTATGGCGAAAAACTGTATAGCAGTTTACGACGAAATGTTAGGAGTCAAGTACAGTAAGAAGAAAAGTAAATTTAAAATCGACGGTGTAATAGCCATGCTTATGGGCTTGCTATTGTGCATCGAAGAAAATGGTATTGAACACTATAACCCGGTGGAATACCTGGACGCGATGTAAGAAGGAAAAAATATGCTTAAGAAGTTAAAAAACATGAAGAAAAAAATAGTGATCGCAGACGGGCTATTATTGGCAGCTATGGCGGTAGTGTTTGGGACGACATACGACATAAACCCCCATATCGGTATGTATGTTTTAGCTGCTGAGCTGGCAGCAGTCGCGATTATGATAGTAAGGAGCGGTAAAAGTTAATGTTTTTGGATTTTTTGGAAAAAAGAAGCGAAGAAGTAGACGATACGCCGCGACTTACGGACGAAGAAAAGCTTTTTTTAAAGGTTTTCGGGATAGAAGAAGACCAACCAGCGGCGGCAATGAAGGAAGCAACCTACTTTACCTGTATAAAAAAGCTGTCGGAAGCAGTGGCGAAAACGCCGCTATATCTTACCCAGGACACGGAAACAGGCGAAAGAAGGGCAAAAGAACACCCGTTATATGAGCTTTTGAGTTTAAGACCAAACCCGTATATGACGGCGGTAGACTTTTGGAAGGCAATAGAAGCCACCAGGCAACACGAAGGAATAGCCGGAGCGGTAAAAGTGTACGGAAGAAAAGGAAAAATAGAAGCTTTGTACCCTTGCACGATAGAAGGAATCACTATAGACGATGCGGGTGTACTCAGATCAACCAAAAAGCATAAAGTTTTAGTTGATTTCAAAGTACCAGGTACGGGAATGAACGAAAGCGCCTTTTATGAGGATTTGCTGATATTCAAAGGCTTTACTATGGACGGAATTAACACGGAAGCGGTAAGGACTATCGTAAAAAGCACGATAGACGTACAGATTAAAGCACAGAATTACCTTAACACGCTATTTGATAATGGATTGACTAACAAAATGGTAATACAGCTTACAAGCGACATAAGGGACGAAAAAGAGCTTAAAAAGATACAGGAAAAGTTTGGAAAATTGTACAGCAAAGGAAAACGTATTTTTACAGTTCCGGCGGGATTTAATGTACAACCCGTAAATTTATCCCTGGCAGACGCACAGTATGAGCAGATAAGAAGAATGTCTATAAGTCAGATCGCGGCGCTATTTGGTATAAAAATGTATCAGCTTAACGACTTGAAAGACACAAATAATAATTCGCTAGAACAGCAGCAGTTAAGCTTTTTGGTGGATACACTGCTTATCCTGTATGAATCTATCGAACAGGAAGTAACGTGGGGCTGCTTAACAAAAGACGACAGGGCACAAGGATATAAAGCGAAGCATAACACAAATGTTATTTTGCGTTCTTCGCCGGAAACCCAGCAAAAAATATTATGCGCTTACGTGGCGGGCGGAATCATAAAACCGAACGAAGCCAGGTTAGAGCTTGGAAGGGAAACTACAGAGGACGGGGACGACCTTATAGTAAATGCTGGTGTGCTTAAGCTTAAGGACTTAGGAAAGGACACAAAGGGAAATGCAGGAGAATAACACACACAGTACAGAAGATGCGGCGGAAATCCAGGAAAGAAGAAATTATGTAGCGTACCAGGGGATACCGCTTGAAGTGAGAGCAGCAGAAGGCGAAGAAAGCCGCACGATTGGCGGTTATGCAGTTAAGTATAATACGCCTGTAGTTATTACTGACCGCTGGGGCGACAAATATTTAGAGGAAATCGCCGCGGGGTGCTTCGATGAAAGCTTAAGCAGATGCAAAGAGAACGGCAGCGAGATAAAAGCGTTATGGAATCACGACACAAGCCGACCACTTGGAAGCACGAAGACGGATACACTCAGATTTAACATGGGGGATACTACCGGGCTGAATTACGACATTGATTTACCTAATAACACATGGGGAAACGATGTACGGGAAAGCGTGAAGCGTGGAGACGTAGACGGTAGTAGCTTCGGTTTTATCTGTTTAGAAGATAAATGGAGCAAAGTACAGCACGAAGGCGAAGAAATGTACAAAAGAAGTGTTGTAAAAGCGGAGCTGTTGGAAGTAAGCCCGTGTACGTTCCCAGCTTATGACAGTTCACAAATTAACTGTAGAAGCTTTGAACGTATGAAAGCAGATACCAAAGAAGAGAAACGGCTGGAAGAGCTGAGAAAAGAAGCGCGACTTTTGGAAATCGCAGACGAAAATAACAAGGAGTAACCACATGACAGTACAGGAATTAAGAGAAGAGATTGTACAGAAAACAGAGGAAATTAACGGATACCTGGAAAGCAGAGACGCGGACAAGGCAGAGGAAGCTTTAGCAGAAAAGAGAAAATTACAGAAATTGCTTGCGGTAAGAGAAGCAGAGGACGACGAAGAGTGGGAAGACCTGGGAAGACAGAAGAAACAGAAAGAAAGCAGATCAACAGGAGCAGTAAGCGAGTTGAGAGCTGCCGTAAAATTTGCTTTACACGGAAAGGCAGCACTGACAGACGAAGAAAGAGCAGCCGTAAATATTGACGGTAACGCCGCTATTCTGCCGGAACAGTTTGTAAACGATATCCAGGTATTAAGAGCGGGATTCCCGAGTCTTAAAAACCATTGCCATATCATTAAAGCAAGTTCTAATCATGGCAAAATGCCGTTCGCAAAAATCGGCGGTAAAAAGCTGAAAAAGTATAAATCTGGTACAAAGCTTACAGGAGAAGCAGCAAATACAGAGGATATCCAGTACAACATTGAAAACTACGGCGCACTTGTGCCGATTGCAAACGATTTACAGGAAGACGAAGCTGTTAATATCGTACAGGAAGTTATTAAGCCGGACTTCGCGGAAGCTGGGGTTAATACTGAAAATGATGAAATTATGCAGATTGTAGAAGGAAGTGCGGTAGACAAGTCTACAGGTGCGAAAGATTGGAGAGATGTAAAGAAAATCATTGACGGAGTATTACCTACACTTCGAGGAAGAGTAGTAGTAATTACAAATCTTTCCGGCAGCGTGTACTTGAAGTCCCAGGAAGACAAGAACGGAAGAAACTTAGACCTGGTTAAAGAAGTAAATGGTAAGGAATATTTCCAGGGTAAAGAACTTATTACACTGAGTGATGAAGACATTACAGCAAGCGCTACAGGAAAAATGATTTTTTATGTAGTAAACCTGTATGCGCTGGTTAAATTCTTCGAGAGAAAAGGCTATACAGTATCCACGGACAAATCTGTATTTTTTGAATCTGACGAACTGGCGTTAAAAGTACAGGAGCGCTTTGATTGTGAGAAACTGGACGAAAGAGCAGACTTTAAAGTAGAGTTCACGCCAGCGTAGGTAGTGGCTTATGGCGATCACATTACAGGAAGCAAAGGAATATTTAAGGGTAGGCTATGACGATGATAACGACTATATCACGGAGCTTATAGATATATCCGAAGCATATATAGACGGTTGTGTGGGTACTGCATACCGTGAAAAAGATAAATACAGTAGTGAAGAAGAATATAAGAAAGGTTGCAGACTTGCAACCCTCTTACAGAAGAAAGTAATAAGCGATATGTACGACGTAAGAGGAACTACAGTAAGCAATAACACGAAACAGGATAAGATAACACAAACTATCCTGGATAAGCTAGCGAATGTGGGGTAGGCAAAATGTATGTAATGATACAGAAGCGCCAAAAAACCGTAGAAAAAGGGCGACCAGTAGAAAAGTGGGACGACTACTTAAAATGCTGGTGTGAAGTAAAGAGCCTGTACGGGAAAGAACTGTATACCGCCCTGGAAGCAAAGTTAGAAAATGTAATGAACTTTGAAACGCGATACTGCAAAGCACTGGAAGCCTTAAATACAAAGGAATACCGGGTAGTATGGGGCGAACGTATATTTAAGCTTATCAATGCCGATTACGGCAAATACGACCGCCGGAAAGTGGTACTTAAAGGGCAAGAAGTAGTATGAGTTTTAATATTACTATGGATTTTTTGGGACTGGACGAAGTGCAGCGGGAAATAGAAAGGCTTGCTACAGCGTCGGAACTGAAAGACCTAAATAAAAAGATTGTAAAGAAAGCCGGGAAAGTCGGCTTAGAAGAATCGGAAGGGCAGATAAGGAAGAAAGCATACAGTAAAAACCCTATGAAATCCGGGCGGCGCGGCAGGACGGGGCAGCACGCGGCGGATAATGTCCCGGAGAAGGGAACGACACAAAGTGGGAACTATGGAGAAGTCATAGGCTGGGAAAAAAGCGATACTTCGCCATTTTTCTACATGAAGTTCCATGAATGGGGTACGACGATGCATAAGCCTAAAAAATTCATGCTGGAAGCAGCGCGCCCGACATATCGCGCACTAAAGAGCATAGCAGAAGAAGAATACGAGAAAGTTTTAAAGGAAAAGTTAGGGGGATAATATGGCACTTCTGAGTGAAGAAGAAAAGCAGCGGCTTAAGCAGATCATGGCGGATTATCCGAATAACGAAGACCTGGATTTAACGGCGTATATAGCAGATGTAATAGGTATAACGGGAAAACACGTAGAAGAAGGCTGGTATAACCAGGATATAAACGATACCCATATTACTTTTTACTATATTACGGATACCGACGCGAACCATAGCGACGATAAGAACGAAGCAGAAGAATACTATATACAGGTAGATATATGGAGTGAAGAAGATTGTTTTCTTTTGAAACGGAAAATAAAGAAATTACTTAAGAAGGCGGGCTTTACATATTTTGCGGGAAATGATGATTATGAACAGGATACGAAAATATACCATAAAGCAGCGCGATTTTATTTTTTGATAAATACCGAAGGAGAAGACTAAGGTAATGAAAGTCCAGGAAAATAAACAGACGATTGAGAGAAGCCGAGTAGTAGGCTTAAAGGATATCTGTGTAGCGGAAGTTACTACAAACGATGCTACGACCTATGCAGCAGACACACCTACCAGGCTGGCGAAAGCAATCACGGCAACTATTAAAGAGACATTCGAGGTAGAGTACTTATACAGTGACGACGAAGTAGAGGATACTACAGAAACATTTGTAAAAGCAGAAATTGAGTTGGAAGTAAACAGACTGACACCGGGCGACTATGCGTTACTGTTTGATTCCCTGTATAAATCCGGCTACCTGGTAAAATCAGAGAGCGACAGAGCGAAGGAAGTTGCTTTAGGATTCCGGGCAAAGCAGAACAACGGGAAGTACGAATTTGTATGGTACTATTGCGGAAAAGCAGAACACCCGGAAGAGTCCTACGAGACAATCAAGGACAAGAAGACCGCTCAGACACAGAAGATTACATTTACTTTCTACGCAAGAAAGAAAGAGGATACCGTAGACGGAAAAGCAAAACGCTTTTATGCGCTTAAGGTGGACGAATCACAATTACTTGAAGAACATGCAAACGCTAAAAAAGCTATTGCGGAATGGTTCGGGGCGGTACAGGAATACAAAGCAGATGTAGCAGCGTAAAAAGAGAAAAAAAGGGGCGGTGTCATATTCTGACACCGCTAAGAAGGTGCGAATATGAAAATAACAATTAACGATAAAGAATATGAAAGTGGAAAAATTACAAGAGAAAAATACAGATCATTTTGTGAGACATTCGACAGCTTTTTAAAGAAGGAAGTTGCTTCTATGGTTTTCACAGACGAAGACTTAGATAAAATGATTGAGTCTATCGTAGTGGTATACGGAAATCAGTTTACATTTGATGAAGCCAGCGACGCGCTGGACGAAATCCCGGATATTCTGCTTAATTTCTCACTTATCAATGCGGAAATTCTGAACAAGAGCAATTTACAGGCGGAAAAGACAGCAAAGACCGGGAAAGCAAATATTATTACAATCGGCGGCAAAGAATACGATTGCGGAAAGATTGGAAGAAAGAAATATAAAGCCTTCCGCGAGGTATACGAAAGACTGACACGACCGGAGAAGCAGACCTATACAGACGCGGAACTGGACGAAATGATTAACACTATTGTACTGGTGTATGATAATCAGTTTACTTTTGAAGAAGCGAACGAATCTTTAGAAGATGTTTCAGAGATTATTTTTAACTTCGGACTGATTAACGCGAATATCCTTAAGAAGCTTAAGGACGAAGCCGCGGGCGCAAAAAAAAATTTAAGCTCACAGGTGTAATAGACTACTGCCTGGAATGTGAGGAAGGAGAAAAAAGGCTATACAGAATCACGACATACGCTTACCGAAGATTTATAAAGCTTATGGAGAGAATTAGCTGTACTGATGATGAAGACGACTTATTAGAGCTATACGCTGCCGTGATACAGGCTGTATTTAACGACAGGGTAGAGAATGAAGAAATAGAACGGCTGGACGTAGCAGACATTATAGATACGTTTGGAGCGATAGTAGAAATCATAGATATTTCTGTCAATGAAAAAATACGGTATCTTGGTACACTTTTGGGCGGAGTGCCGGAAGAAGACCAGGGTAGCGCGTTCGATGAATACGATCAGGAAAATGGATATATCGAAGAGACGACGCAGGAAGAAATATGGAGATCATACGGGGACAACCTGGACGCTATCCTACAGATATGTATAAAGAGTATGCGAAACAGCTATAAGGAGTGCTTAGAATCAGATTTAAGCGACTTATTGGACTACGTTGTATTTCAAGTCGAATATGACCGGGAAAAGTAGACATAAGGAGCGTAATAAATGGCTGGTGCAAGTCTCAGAGTAGGGGCGAATACAAGCGAGTTTACCAGTCAAATGAAATCAATGCTTACGCAAATGAAGCTTGTTACCAGCGAATATAAGGTAGAAGCGGCACAAGCGAAAGCATTAGGAAGTCAGACAGATTTACTTAAGGCTAAGAAGACAGAGCTTACAAGTAAGATTAAGCTGCAAACGGACGCAATTAAGCTACAGCAGACCAATTTAACAGCTCAGAAGCAGAAGCTTACAGAACTGATAGAGAAGGAAGACAAGGCAAAGCAGAAGGTAGCAGAGCTTACGAAAGCCCATGAAGATAGCGTTAAGGCGACTGGAAAAGACAGCGAGGAAAGCCAAAAACTAAATGCACAGCTAGAAGAAGCAAAAGAAGCACACGCAAAGGCTACAAATGCTGTAAAGAAACAGGAAGACGCAATAGCGAAGAATACGGTTAAGCTGAATGAATCGAAAGCGGCACTTACTGAGCAGAATACAGCATTAAAAAATACAGAAGAAGAATTAACGAACGCCGAAAAGAAATGGACTGTTTTCGGACAGGAAATAAAGACGGCGGGAAGCAACATGGACGAAGCCGGGAATAAAACTATAAGCCTGGGCGACGTTATTAAGGCTAATCTTATTTCTTCCGCGATCATCAACGGAGTAAAAGAGCTTGCCAACGGTATAAAGGAACTTGCGAAGGGCGCGATAAGCGTCGGTATGGACTTCGAGAGTGGCATGAGCCAGGTAGCGGCTACTATGGGCATGACTACCCAGGAAATAGCCGGGGGAAGTGAAGCTTATACAAAGCTGGAAAATGCAGCGAAAGAAGCCGGAAATACTACCCAGTTTAGCGCTACCCAGGCAGCAGAAGCCCTTAACTATATGGCACTTGCCGGATATGATGCAGACAAAGCAGTAGAGACATTACCTACAGTTTTGAACCTGGCAGCAGCGGGCGGAATGGATTTAGCGACAGCTTCCGACATGGTAACGGACAGCATGAGCGCACTAGGGGACAAAGCCGGAACTACAGAAAGTTTTGTAGACAAAATGGCGAAGACCTCACAAAAGAGTAATACCAGTGTGCAACAGTTGGGCGAAGCGCTGCTTAGCGTAGGCGGAACGGCTAAGAGCTTAGCGGGCGGAGTTACCGAAGCGAATACCGTATTAGGAATATTCGCGGATAGCGGAACGAAGGGAGCAGAAGGCGGAACAGCATTACGAAACGTAATTTTAAGCCTTACAGCGCCGACGGATACCGCAAAGAAAAAAATGCAAGAGTTAGGGCTTGAAGTCTTCGACGCAAACGGGAATATGCGCCCGTTGAATGAGACTTTCCAAGACCTTAACGGAATCCTGGGAAATATGACCCAGGGAGAGCAGACAGAAGTATTAAACACAATCTTTAATAAAGTTGACCTTAAGAGCGTAAATGCTTTACTTGCGAACAGCGGCGAGCGGTTCAATGAGTTAAGCGGATACATAGAAAATTCTACGGGCGCTGCCGAACAAATGGCGGCAACGATGAATGATAACTTACAGGGTAAAATTACGATATTAAAGAGCGGGCTGGAAGGGCTTGGAATTGCTGCTTATGAAAAGTTCGAGACACCGCTTAAAAATGCAGTAACGAATATTACGAACGTAATAGGAGATTTACAGACAGATTTAACGAGCGGGGAGCTGAGCGGCGCGCTTGATAAGGTTGCTACAGGTTTCGGAAACCTGGTAGAAAAAGCCAGTGAAATTATTGTAGCGGTATTACCTAAAATCCTGGAAGGGCTGGGCTGGATTGCAGACCACGGCGACACGATAGCCAGCTTATTAGCTGCCATAGGTGCGGGATTTGCGGTATTTAAGGTAGCGTCGATAATCAACGGAGTAGTAACAGCTATACAGGGACTTACGGCGGCAGAAGTGGCGCTAAATGCCATACAGAAACTTGTTAATATAACAATGGCTGCTAATCCGATGATGTTAATTATAACGTTGGTTGCTACACTGGTAGCGGCTATAGTCGGATTTGTCGCCACAAATGAAGATGCAAGAGCGGCGGTAGTAAATGCCTGGAACATCGTAAAAGATACGGTAGGAAAAGTAGTAGGAGAAATTGCAAAATTCTTTACAGAAACAATACCAAACGCACTAAGCAAGGTTGTAGATTTTGTAAAAGATAACTGGCAAGATATTCTATTATTCCTGGCGAATCCGTTCGCGGGTGCGGCTAAACTGCTGTACGAACATTGCGAAACTTTCCGGAATATTGTAGATAATATCGCTTCATTTTTCCGGGAGTTACCGGGCAAGATTTGGGACGCAATCCTGGGAGCGGTCGAGAAGATAACAACCTGGGGCGAAAATGTAAAGACAGCGGCGACCCAGGCGGCAAGTAACGCGATAACGAGCGTTGTAACATTTTTCCAGGAATTACCGGGGAAAATTTGGGACGCAATACTGGGAGCAGTTACGACAGTAACGACCTGGGGCGAAAATATGAAGGCAGCAGTTGTACAGGCTGCTACTGAATTTGTAACAAATGCAATAGCATTTTTCCAGGAATTGCCGTATAAAATCGGCTATGTAATCGGTCAAGCAATCGGGAATGTAGTACAGTTCGGTATTGACCTGGTAACATGGGCGACTACAGAAATACCGAATTTTATTAACACGGTAATAACATTCCTGGTAGAGCTTCCGGGCAAGATTTGGGACGCGATAGTAAGCGCGATCACGAACGTACAGAACTGGGGACAACAGGTATACACACAAGCAACTAATTATATACAGAATACTATAACGACGGTCGTAAAATTTTTATCCCAGCTTCCAGGTAAGATTTGGAACGCAATAGTAAGCGCGATTACAAATATGGCGAACTGGGGGCAACAGATGTTAAGCCAGGCGAGCGCGGCAGCATCGAATATTTTAAGTAATGTATATTCAACACTTTCACAGATGCCGGGCAGAGTCTGGAACGCAATACAGGGCGCTATACAATCTGTAGCAAACTGGGGAAGCGGACTGCTACAACAGGGTAGAAACGCGGCAAGTCAGTTAGTAAGTGCTGTGATTAACGGTGTAGCTTCGCTACCGTCGCAAATGGCGAGCGTAGGATACAATATCGTAACTGGTGTATGGAATGGAATATGTAACGCCGCTGGTTGGTTCAGACGACAAGTACAGAGCTTCTTTAGCGGAATCGTAGACGGTGTAAAAAATGCGCTTGGTATTCATTCGCCGTCGAGGGTATTCCAGGACGAAATAGGTAAGTACATGGCACAAGGAGCGGGCGTAGGTTTCACAAACGAACTTGGAAATGTCGAAGAAGACATAAATAAGAGCCTGGGAACACTTACAAAGAACGTAGCAAAGATTACACCGATAACAGAAGTTAAGCAGAGTGCGAAAGTAGTAGCGCTGAACAATAGAGTAGATACTACACAATTTACGGACAATTCAGAGAAGACCGTAATAGTAGAAATTACGAATATTACAGAGCTTGACGGAAAAGAGATAGCACGAAAGACAACGAAGCGAGTAGTTAAGAACGTAACGAAAGAACAGAAAAATAAGCAGAAAGCGAAAGGGGCGGCATAATGAACGGAGTATATTATACAATATACAACAATATTAGGGACAGAGACGCGGGCGTTAAGCCCGTGAGCCGCCCTAATATCCCTACAGCAGAACAGGAGTACGACGAGATAAAAGTACCGGGAAGGGACGGGAATTTATACAGAAAAAAAGGAACATTAAAAGATATTCCCATTGAGATTACTTATAACTTCCTGTCAGACGACCCGGAAGACTGGGCGGAAGATTTCAGAAGCATAAAACGGCGATTCCTTAAGGAAAGTACAGGTATGCTTATGTTTTCAGACGACCCGGGCTATTATTACAAAGTGAAGAAAATTGATATAGGGACAAACGAGCGCTTAGCGAAGCGTATCGGGAAATTCCAGGTAACATTTACTTGTGAAGGCTATATGTATCTGATAGAAGGAGCAGAAACCAGGAACTTAAGCGATACACTGTATAATGCTTTTGAAGAGTGCAAACCAGTGTATGAGATCGCGGGGGACGGCGTATGTACACTTACTGTAAACGGTACGGAAGTTACGGCGAATATCGGCGGAAAGCTGGTTATAGATACCGGGCTGAAACTTTGCTACACGGCGTTGAAGGAAACGGCAAACAGACGGCTTACCGGGTATTATGAAGACCTGTATTTAAAAGAAGGGGAAAATACATTTAGTGTAAGCCCTGGATTTACAGTTAAGATAAAACCTAACTGGCGGTGCAGATAAATGATAGAGGTATACGTTAAAGGCAATGAGGACTACGGAAGTAACGGAGATATGACCTTAACGCCGACTACGTGCGAAGTAGAACTTACTGTAGAAGGAGTGGCAGAGCTTACCTTAGAACACTCTATAGACGACCTGGGGCGTTGGGAATACCTGGTAACTGATAATGTGATAGCAGCACCTACGCCATACTCAAAGAAGCAGCTTTTTAGAATCTATGATTATACAAAGACTGAGACAGAAGTAACGGCTTATGCAAGGCATGTTTTCTATGATTCTGCCGGAGAAATGCTGGTAGATGTAAGACCAACGGACAAGACCGGGCAAGAAGCGTTAGATATAATCTTAAGCGGTACGAAGTACAAGGCGAAGACAAATATTAAAACGCGATCCACAGCCTACTATATCCGTAAAAACATCATGGAAGCAATTGGCGGGGACGATGAAAACAGCTTTATAAATCGCTGGGGCGGCGAAAGAATGTATGATAATTTTACTGTTATCATAAATGATCGCCTGGGTGGGGACTATGGAGCGTGCGCAGAGTTTGGGCGGAATATGACAGGGATAGAAGCGGACATAAGTATAGACGATGTAGTAACGCGAATTATCCCGGTATCATACAACGGGCACACCCTGGAAGGGGAAGAACCGTGGATAGATAGCCCGCTCATTGGAAGCTATGCAAATCCCAGGGCAGCAGTTATTAAATTTGAAGATGTTAAGTTACTGGAAGATTGCCAGGAAGGGGAAGAAGGATTTAGTACGCTGGAACTTTTAAGGGAAGAACTTAAAAGACGGTGCACAAAAGAGTATGAAAACGGGCTTGATAAGCCGAAAGTAAATTATAAAGTAGACCTGGTAGAAGTTGCGAATACGGAAGACTATAAAGACTACAAGAAATTAACAACAATAGGAATAGGCGACGACGTATTAACAAAGGACAGAAAGCTTAAGATAAATGTAACGGCAAGATGTATAAGGCTTGTGTACGACTGCATAGAGGAAGAAAACGCAGAAGTTGAGCTAGGGAACTTTATAGAAAATTATTTTGACAAGACAACCAGCGCGGCAGATATTATACAGAAAGTAACCAGGGAAGACGGGACGCTTAAGGCAGAAGAAGTATACGGTAAAATCGACGCTGTAAAGGCACAATTAAAAGCCCAGCGCGACATATCGCAACCTTCAGAAGTAAGGGCGGTAATATTTGAAGACCTGGTAGAAGGAAGCCCAACTTACGGGGCTATGTCTATCGGTACAATGGGCTTCTGTATTGCATCAGAACGTACAGCAGACGGGAAAGACTGGGATTGGAAGACCTTTGGAACTGGTAGCGGTTTCTATGCTGATTATATATGTGTCGGGCAGCTTGACGGAGCGCTTATAAAAGCAGATAGCATACAAGCGGAATCTATCAGCATCAACTATAAAAAGTCGGTGGAAACCCATATAAGCGAAGCGGTAAACACTGTAGAGAGAAACTATAAAAATGATATCGACGGGCTTAAAAGCGATTTCAAGAAAACCTACACTACTTTTCAGTATGTAGACGAAACAGCGGGAAACCTGGCAAATGAAGCAGAAAGCAACGCGAACAGCTATACGGAAGAAAAACTTAAGAAGTATGTTACTACGGTCGAAATGGGGACATCAATAAACCAGACAGCAGAAGAGATTAAGACCGAAGCGAGCAAGAAGTATACAACGTATAAGTATGTAGATGATTCCGCCGGAGCAGCAGAAACAAACGCAAAAGGGTATGCAGATAAGGTAGGCACAGGGGCGAACAGCTACGCCGATACAGTGGGAACAAATGCGAAAAACTACGCGGACACAAAGGCAAATAAGGCTTTGACAGATGCAAAAGCCGACACGGACGAAAAGCTTAAGAAATATGTAACACAGGTTAGTATGAATACGGCTATAGATCAGTCGGCAGAATCAGTAAAAACATATGCAAAAAAAGCAGTAAACGAACTGAAACATAACTATGTAGAAAATGGAACTTTTGAAAGTGGAAACTTAGACGGATGGGACTTAAGTGATAACAATAATATTAAAGCTATAAACGATGAATACTTAGGGAATGTAGCAAGTATTACAAGGGGAACGTCTAACATTTACATGCGCCAAAGCTGGAAATTGAAAGCTGGAACATATACGGTAAGGTTCAAAGCTGGGGCGAACTTAAGAAGCATAAGCAAAGCAAGAATTAGAGTTTCGCTTGGTGGAACAAGTTATTATACAAAAGCCGGAGAGCTGGACGACGAAGTATTTAAGCAGTACGAAACGGAGATAACTATAAGCGCAGCGGGGACAAAGTACCTTTATGTGTATAACTATGTGGATAACACGACGGTTTATATTAAAGATGTGGAAGTACTGGGTAAATACGAAGATCATGCAGAAGCACAATTTACAGTAGCAAATGGCGCTATCGAAGCAGAGGTAAAAAGAGCGGAAGGCATAGAAGACGAACTTAGAAGTGCTATAAAAGTAAATGCAAATAACATAACGAGCAAAGTAGAAAAAGGGGATATGGGAAGTTATGTGACGCAATATTACAATAATGTGCTGGTTGCATTTAATAATAGTTCTAAGTATGTGCAAATTTCAGCCGGACAGATCGCTATTTACAATGGAGAAGTAACAACAAAAGGCAAACGAGCAGTATTTAACCAGTCGGGAAATTCATTCTATAGGGATAATTATTTTGTAGGGCGAATAGGTACAAATGAGTGGAAGAGCAATAGTGCGCATAAAGGGCTTACGTTTGATTTGGAATACCAGGGGAAGTATATGGCGTGGGCGCAAGAAGAAAGTAGCAGCGCGACAAGTTACGATACGATTTTATGCTATTCGAGAGCGAATAGCATTTATACAGAAAAGGGCTTACATTTTGGTTGTAATGTGTACGCACATGGTTGGAATTTGTATAACGCCGATCTAAGAAACACATCATACGACGGCTATAGCAGCTGGACGGGGGAAATTCCGATAATAACAAAGATACAGGCGAATAGTGATGGCACTATTACGTGGTGGAGTTCATCAATAACTGTAAGAAATGGCGGCATAACAAGCGCCCCGAGAAGTTAGGAGAAAATATGGAAGAAGATAGATACTTAAAGGTTAATGAAGCGGAAAAGCCGAAAGAAGAAGAAAGCCCGGTAATAGAAAAAACCACGGTAAGACTTTTCAATACAGAAGCGGGCGAAATGAAAGTGGAAGAGGAAAAAGAAGTAGTATGAGCAAAGAAGAAGTAAAGACAGAAAGACACACAGAAACAAAAGAAGAAGCAATTAAGAACATGAGAAAAATAGTAGAGGTTGAGGAAGAAAACCACGTAGAGACAAAAGAAGAAGCAGTTAAGAGAGTAGCCGAGCCGCTTAGCGTTACTATTGAAAAAGCGAAAAAAGATATAAATACAGCGGTTATTATGGCAGAAAGAAATTACGGCTTACATTCAAGTATTACGGTGCTGGTTCTTGAAAGTATCTTAGCAAATGTACGCGCGGGAAATGCTACAGTAGCAGCTATGGAATTTGAACAATACAAAGGGGAACTGTTGAAGAATGAATAGACAGATCACACGACTTACGTTAGATGTAGGTTTAAGAGATTCCTATAAAGTTGTATTCGCAAAGATGGGCGATACAGAACGCCGGGTAATTGCGGAAATTAAAGACAATGGAGAGGACTATAGCCTTGCTGGGGTAAATACTGTAGAAGTTCGCTGTAGAAAGGCGGATGGAAAACAGGTTACTAAAAATGCTACGAAAGATAATAATACAATCGTAATCGACATAAGCGGGCAAATGACAACTTGCAAGGGTACAGCTATTGTAGACGTAGTACTGTACGGAACTGACGGCGGTGTATTAAGTACAGCTAAATTCTATTTGAATGTAGACGACGGGGCGGTAAACGAAGACGATATTAAAAGCAGCAACGAATACGAAAGCCTTACAGATGCATTAAGAACGGTGGGACTTGCAAAGGAAGTAGCGAATACTGCATTAAATACAGCTAATGAAGCAGTTAAAACAGCAGAATCAGCTATGAAACAGATACCGGGTTATACTTCTAGGGCAGAGACAGCGGCGAGCAAGGCAGAAGAAAGTAAAACAGCAGCGGCAAATTCAGCGAGCGCGGCAGCAGATTCTAAGGCAGCCGCCGGAAAGTCCGCAACAGCAGCGGCAAATTCAGCAAGCGCAGCGTCGGAAAGCAAAACAGC